TCTTCAAAAAACATTTAGCGACTTTTAAAGGGATGAACAAACATAGCAAGACTTTGCCTGACAATCACATATTTGCCTATTATCAGCAGATCATGGACGGATCTGTTGTGGTGGGGAAGCTGATTCAACAGGTCTACACATATCTGGTAAAGGGTTTGGAAGACAAACTCTTTTATTTTGACCAGAAGAAGGCGAATTCGGTCATCGAATGGATCGAAACGCATTGCCGGCACACCGAAGGAAAGCTGGCAACACAGCCTTTTCTTCTGGAACTCTGGCAGAAGGCCTTTTTATCAACGATCTTCGGAATCGTTGACGAAAAGGGCAACAGACAGTTCAGAGAAGTGTTTCTTGTCGTTTCCCGGAAGAACGGCAAGTCTCTGCTCGCTTCCGCTATCGGTAGATACATTTGGGAGACGGAAGGCTTCGGCACGAGGGTCTACAATGTCGCACCAAAGTTGGAACAGGCTGACCTTGTCTACGACAACATCTGGGTGATGACTACTTTAGATCCAGAATGGCAGGAGAAGAAGAAACTCTCCGAAGAACGGGATGCTCACAAGCGGAAGATAAACGAGGAAGATCCGACGATGCAGCGGCACCGTCAGAGCGACCTATACATCCCTGCTTATAACTCTACCTGCAAAAAGATTGCATTCAGCGCAAAGAAATCGGACGGCTTCAATCCGTCTCTGTGCATCTGCGATGAAATAGCTGCCTGGGATGCTGCGCCGGGGCTTAAGCAGTACGATGCCATGAAGTCGGGAATGGGAGCAAGGGAAGAACCGATGCTCCTGTCGATCTCGACGGCGAACTACATCAACGACGGCATCTACGACGAGCTGATGCTGCGTTCTACTCGGTTTCTTAACGGCGAATCGAAAGAGAAGAGACTTCTTCCGATGATCTACACCATCGACGATCCAGAAAAGTGGAACGACATCAACGAGTTGAGGAAATCGAATCCGAATCTCAATGTTTCGGTGAGCGTTGACTATTTTCTTGAGGAGATAGCCGTTGCGGAAGGGTCTTTATCCAAAAAGTCGGAGTTTCTGACGAAATACTGCAACATCAAGCAGAACGCTTCGGTCGCCTGGCTCGATGCCCAGACGATACAGAAGTGCGTTGGATCTCAAAGGGATCTCGAAGAGTTCAGAGACTGCTATGCCGTTATGGGAATCGACCTGTCACGCACGACCGACCTCACAGCGGCCGTCCTGGTCATCGAAAAGGACGGAATCCTTCACACGTTCACTCGCTTCTATCTTCCGCTGAACAAGATGGAAGAAGCGCAGCAGAGGGAAGGTGTTCCGTATCTTCTTTACGCTCAAAAGGGATTTATTTTTCCTTCGGGAGACAATTTCATCGACTACCACGATGTCTTCGACTGGTGCCGAGAACTGATCGAGAAATATCACATCTATATCCTTCAGATAGGATATGACCGCTACTCTTCGCAGTATTTAGTCAACGATCTGAAAGAGTACGGTTTTCATTGTGATGATGTCTATCAGGGATTCAATCTTTCCGGGGTGATAGACGAGACAGAAGGGATGCTGAAGGACGGGAAGATCAACATCGGGAACAACGACCTGATGAAGATCCATTTCTTCAATTCAGCCTTAAAGATAAATGCCGAGAACGGCAGAAAGCAGCTTATCAAGGTAGACCAGAGGAGTCACATAGACGGCATGGCTGCTTTATTGTGCGCTATGACCGTAAGACAGAAATGGTGGAACGAGATCGGCAGACAGCTTGTGAATGAAAGGAGATAACCTATGGGGCTCTTGGATTGGCTCTTTCCTAAAGAAGAACCTATAAAACTACAAACGACGGAACAGTTCAAGCTGCTGACTGCTTACGAACCTGCATTCCATAATCACATCGGCTCGATCTACGAAAGCGAGTTAGTCAGATCGGCCATCGAAGCGAAAGCAAGACACATTTCCAAGTTAAAGGTGGAGATGCAGGGCGAAGCACAGCCTTATCTCAAATCGAAACTGAAACACGCACCGAACGAATGGCAGACCTGGCCGCAGTTTCTTGCCAGATGTTCAACGATTCTCGACTGTACGAACAATCTGTTCATCGTGCCTGTGCAGGACGAATATCTGCAGACGATCGGGTTCTTCCCGGTTCTTCCCAGCAGAGTGAAACTTCTCGAATCGAAGGACGGGAAGCTGTGGCTTCGCTATACGTTCAGAAACAGCCAGCACGGCATCGTCGAGTTCGATCGATGCGCCTATCTGAACAAGCACCAGTATGAGAGTGATTTCTTCGGTGATTCAAATCGGGCATTAGATAACACGATGGATCTCATTGCGATTCAAGACCAGGGCATCAAGGAAGCCGTGAAGAACTCATCTTCGTACAGATTCATGGCGAAAGTGAATAACTTCACTTCTCCCGACGACCTGGCGAACGAGCGCACGAGATTCACGAGGGAAAACTTGAGCGGCGAGAATTCAGGGCTGTTGCTGTTCCCGAACACATATTCCGAGATCAAGCAGATCACGGATTCCGCATACAAGGTCGACACCGACCAGCTGAAACTGATCCAGACCAACGTATTCGATTACTTCGGAGTAAACGAGGACATCATCCAGGGCAAAGCGACGAGCGATATGCTCGATGCGTTCTTCAATTCGGCGATCGAACCGTTCGCCATCGCCTTGAGCGAAGCGATGTCAAGGGCTATCTATACCGAACGTGAGAGGAGCTTCGGCAATCACGTTTATGTCAATGCAAACAGGCTGCAGTATATGTCGCAGACCGCAAAAGTGACTGTGGCGAAGGAATTGGGAGACAGGGGAATCCTGACGATCAACGAGATAAGAGAATTATTCAATTACGCACCGTTGCCTGACGGCGATGTTGCATTTATCAGAGGCGAATACAAGCCTGTGGAGGAAAAAGTAAATGACGGAACTGTTGCAGAAGAAGATCAATGAAGGCAGAGAATATCGGAGTCTTGTTCTTGAAGCAAACGATGAGAACTATGTTGTCGAGGGTTATGCAACGACATTCGACGAGCCGTATGTCCTGTATCACACGGAAAACGGCAAAGAGGTCAGAGAACAGATCGATAGGAATGCATTTGAAAATACCGATATGAGCGATGTCATCTTCCAGTACGACCACGAAGGAAGAGTATTCGCAAGACTGTCGAACAATACGCTTGAACTGAAGGCCGATGAACACGGCCTTTTCGTTAGAGCTGACCTGGGCGGCACAGAGAACGGTAAACACCTTTATGAAGAGATTAAAGGCGGTTATACAAACAAGATGTCTTTCGGTTTCACCGTTGAAAAGGAAGATTTCAAAGAGGACAGGGATGGTTACTTAAGGACTATCCGCTCTATTGGAAAACTCTATGATGTTTCGGCGGTCTCGTTACCGGCAAATGACAACACAGCGATCTATTCAGCGAGATCCCATTGCGACGGAGCAATCGCAGAGATCGAAGCGGAGAGACTTCGTGCTGAAGAAGAAGCGAGGTTATTGGCCGAGAAGAAGGAGCTTCTTGAGAGAAAGCTGAAAGCGTTGAGAAAGGACTAGACATGGAAATCAAAGAAATGCAGATGTCCGACATCGAAGCCAGAGCAGCTGAAATCGAAGAGCTGATGAAGGCAGAGGATTCCGACATCGAAAAGCTGTCCGCAGAAGTCGAGGAACTTGAGAACCGCAAGGTCGAGATCCTTGAAGAAGTGGAACAGCGCAAAAAGGAAGCGGAAGAAGCCTTAAAGACCGCTAAAGAAGTAGAGAAAGTAGAGGAAAGAAAAATGACTGATATGGAAGTCAGAAATTCAAAAGAGTACATCGATGCCTATGCTGAATACATCAAGAACGGCAAAGATGCTGAATGCAGAGCTCTCCTGACCGAAAACGTATCTGGAACTGTTCCTGTTCCTGAATTCGTTTACGACATCGTAAAGACTGCCTGGGAAAAAGAGGGCATCATGAGCCTGGTAAGAAAGTCCTACCTGAAGGGCAACCTCAAGGTCGGCTTCGAGATCTCCGGCGGCGATGCTACTGTCCACACCGAAGCTGCGAATTCAGCAGTTTCAGAAGAAGAGCTCGTTCTTGGTGTCGTAAATCTGATCCCGGTAAGCATCAAGAAGTGGATTGATTGCAAGGCTTTTGCCTAGTCTTGCAGCACAAGATTGTAGGTTCACACACAGAGTAATCTGTGGCAAATATAAACGTACTTAATTGCTGGAACACCTTTAGAGCCTTGATACCAAAGCGAAGAGATGAAAAACGCTCAAACGTAACGGTTCAAAAAGTTCAAGGATTAGGCAATCAGCAGCCAAGCATCGAACAGATGAAGGTTCAACGACTATCCCTATGGGAGTAGGATCAAGCGATCCGAAGTGGTACGCTCCGTGAAAACGGATGAAGATATAGTCTGCTCTTTCGTGAAAGCGAAAGTCTTTAAGAGGTGCGAACTAGCGATTCGCATTTAACAAATGGCTCAATCAGCGATGAAGTTTACGATTTAAGAGGCGAAGCGTTCCTTCGCTACATCTATGATGAACTCGCATACAGAATCGCAAAGAAGTGTGCTGACCAGCTGATTGCGAAGATCGCTGCCTGTGGCACACAGTCAACCACGACCTGCGTTGGCGTTCCGGCTATCACCGCCGCATCCATCGCACAGGGAACGATCGCTGCTGCTATGGCACAGCTGTCCGATGAAGCGAACAATCCTGTCGTCATGATGAACAAGGCGACCTGGGCAGCATTCAAGGCCGTTCAGTACGGCGGTAACTTCGATGCCGATCCGTTCGAGGGTCTGCCCGTTCTGTTCAACAACACGATCACGGCTTACGCTTCCGCTTCTACCGGCGACACCTATGCAATCGTCGGCGACCTGGGCGAAGGCGCTCTTGCAAACTTCCCGAACGGCGACGAGATCGAATTCAAGTTCGATGACAAGGGTCAGATGAAGAAAGACCTGATCGATGTCCTCGGCCGCAGATATGTCGCTATCGAGCCTGTTGCTCCGAACGCATTCGTCAAGATCAAGAAATAATAAAACATTTGAAAGGGAAAACTATGAAAATTTTAATCGCTGTTCCGTGCATGGACTCCGTTCCGGCACAATTCGCACAATCACTCGCTGCTCTGGATAAAGTCGGGGAATGTGGGATCGCTTTTCAGATAAGCTCATTGATCTACACATCACGAAACAAATTGGCGATGTTAGCCATCGAGAAGGAATGTGATTATGTCCTGTGGTTAGATTCTGACATGGTTTTCCCCAGAGATACGCTCAAGAGAATGCTTGAGAACAAGGACAAGGGTGATATCATCACCGGGATGTATTTCCGAAGGGTGGAGCCGTATCATCCTTGTCTTTTCTCCAAATTGGACATTAACGACGAAGGTGGAGCGACCGAAGACCAGAAAGAGATCCCGAACGGTTTCTTCGAGGTCGAAGGATGCGGATTCGGGTGCGTACTGACACCTGTGAACGTATTCATCGATGTGCTTACGAAATTCGGAGATATGTTCTCGCCGATCTCTTCGGTAGGGGAAGACCTTTCCTTCTGCTGGAGAGCAAGGCAATGCGGCTACAAGATCGTCTGCGATCCGTCCATTCCGTTAGGCCATGTAGGTCACTATGTGGTCGATCGGGGATTCTATGAAGCGTATGCAAAAGCAAAGGGGGAACTATGAAGGTAAAAATCACGAAGCCGATCAGAGTGAATGCTCTGGGTGGCGAGGTCGAGGTCACGCAACAGGAATACGACAGACTTGTGTTGCTGGGTGCTGCCGAGATCAAGGAAGTTCGGGAGATTCCCGAAACACCTAAAAGAACAACAAGAAAGGCGAAGTAATTCGCTTGAGGTCGGATAATGAACACGATATTACAAGAAGTTAAAAAAGCCTTGCGTATTGCACAAACTAACGCTTTCGATGATGAAGTTACCAATCTCATTAATGCCTGCCTGTTAGATTTGCAAATGGTCGGAATTGTCAACCATGTAGATACAACATCATTGAATCCTTATACTCTAGATGTAGTTAAAATCTACTGCAAAATGAACTTTGGAGATGTTCCGCCGGAAGAATATGACCGGCTGAAGGCATCCTACGACGAAAAGAAAGCACAGCTGCAGATGTCGACGGGATTTACGGTATGGCTTTAAATCGGAGTGCAGTAGCTTATCTTGTTTCGCAGTCATACACGAAAAACGATTACGGTGTGTATGAGCGGACGGAAAGCAAGAAGGAAGTGTACGTCCATGTATCGAGCGTAAACCAGAACGAATGGTTCGAGGGTGGTAGAAACGGACTGAATCCTCAATACAGATTCACAATGTTCACCTACGACTATTCCGACGAGGAGATAATCGAATACAACGATGTACAGTACACGATCTATCGGACATATTTACGCAGGGGTGATCTGATAGAGCTTTACACAGAAAAACGGAAGGGCAATCACACAGTCGAGGATGAGCAAGACAGTCAGTCCTGATAATTTCGCTAGTGAGGTCATGGAGATCCTCAACGAATACACGGACGAAGTTGTCGAAGAAATCAACCAAGCGGTCGAGGAAGTTGCAAAGGAAAGCAGAGACGAACTTAAGACGGCCGGTACGTTCGGCGGCACAGGCAAATATCGCAAGGGGTGGAAGATAACCTACAACAGACTGCGCTACGGTCTGGAAGCTACGATCCACAACAAGGTCTACATGCTAACGCACTTATTGGAAAGCGGCCATGCGAAATTCCTGTGGGGCAAGGCGACAGGCGAAGAAGTCAAGGCTTTTCCGCACATTGCAGCTGTAAACGATGAAGCCCAGAGGAAACTTGAAGAGGAGATAAAAAGGAGACTGTCATGACATTAAAGAACATCAAAACAATGATCGAGAGCATCGGTCTTCCTTTTACCTACGATTCATTCCCGGACAACATCGCTCCCGATCCGCCCTATATCGTTTTCAATTATCCGAATAACGATGACTTTGCTGCGGACAACATAAACTATGCCAGCATCGATGTGCTGAACATTGAACTGTACACCGCAGAAAAGGATTTTCAAACAGAAGCAAGTGTAGAAGC